GGATGCAGTCGGAGGCACCGGGGTTGACACAGTTCGTATTACCTACCTGAATGCCTCAGGCCTAGAAACTACGACGACAAAGACTCTGACCGGGTTAACCCCCGTTAGCATCGGTGCCGGCTACGCCGCGATTCAGTTCATGGAGTCCCAGCACTCTGTTACAGCTCGGCGGACTGCGGCCGGGAAAATCACAATTTCCAGCATCAATGGGGTTGCCACGGTTGCCACGACGCTGGAACTCATTGCGGCAGGCGGTAACCGTTCCCTTTCTGGTCGTTATACAATTCCCAGTGACTGTTCTGCCTATTTACTGGACTGGTGGGCGGCGGCAATAAGTGCCACAATGGACACCCGTATCCGCGCCCGTAGTTACGCCGCCGGTGACGCTTCCACTGCCTTTCACTTCATCGACCGGGTTTTCCTCGCAGCCGGGGCCAGTGCCAACTCCCCAAGCCACTATCGGAAGTTCCCCGCGGGCACCGAGTTGAAGCTATCGGCTATCCCTGGCAGTGCTCCAGCTGGGAATAAGCTCGACGGGAACTTTGACTTGATCTGCGTAGCGAACTGATGGCAACTGCTGACAGCAATGTCCAAATCATCTGGCAACCCCAGCCCGGGCCTCAGACCTTCCTACTGGAATGTCCTGTTTTTGAGGTATTTTATGGGGGTGCCCGGGGCGGGGGAAAGACTGAAAGTTCCATTGGGGATTGGCTTCAACATTCCTCCCTGTATGGCGAAGCCGCAATTGGCATCTTCTTCCGCCGCAAGCTCGTGCAGTTGATGGAGGTCGTGGCGCGGACCAAGCAACTATTCCCCAAGCTCGGCGCCAAGTACAACGAGCAGCAGAAAACCTGGACCATGCCGAATGGCGCCCGGCTGAAGTTCGCCTACCTCGAAAGGGATTCCGATGCGGAAGAGTACCAGGGTCACAACTATACCCGAGTCTACGTGGAAGAGGTTACCAATTTTCCGTCCCCTGACCCAATCAACAAGCTCCGAGCTACACTGCGAAGTGGAAGCGGTGTCCCTTGTGGAATGCGCCTCACCGGAAATCCAGGCGGTGCCGGGCACAATTGGGTCAAACGACGCTTCATCGACCCCAATCCCCGAGGATTCCAGCTCATAACAGATGACACGGAGATTGAAGTTGACGGTGTTAAGTCGGTAGTCAAGTTGGATCGGGTGTTCATCCCCTCGAAAATCAGCGACAACTTGCTGCTAATGCGGAACGATCCGACTTACATCCTCCGGCTCAAGCAATCCGGTTCCGCTGCTCTAGTTAAGGCGTGGTTGGAAGGGAACTGGGACATCGTTGACGGCGCGTTCTTCGATGAATGGGACGAAAACGCCCACGTATTATCCTCCCATAATTTCCAGGGTATAATTCGCCCGGAGTGGCTGCGGTTCCGTGCGTTTGACTGGGGCAGCTACCGACCCTTTTCCGTAGGCTGGTACACGCTGGTCGAGGCCGATACCGACTTCGGCGGCCTGCTCATCCCAAAGGGGGCTATGGTTAAGTACCGAGAATGGTATGGCAGTCAAGGTCCCAACAAGGGTTTGAAGATGACCGCGGACTTGGTTGCCCAGGGGATTGTTCAACGGGAAGCGAAGGAGCGTATCCGTTACGGAGTCGCCGACCCTGCCATCTTCATCCGGGACGGCGGACCCAGCATTGGGGAAACCATGGCACTGCACAGATGCAACTGGCGGCGGGCTGACAACAAGCGCAAAGCCGGTGCGGAAATGCTTCGCCAGCGCCTTGTCGGTGTCGACGGTCGTCCTATGCTTTACTTCCTCGACTGCTGTGAAGACACAATCCGGACGTTGCCGACCTTGCAGCACGACGAGCACGATCCAGAAGATGTTGACACCGAGGCCGAAGACCATGCTTACGACGAAACTCGCTATGCGGTGATGTCCCGACCTTGGATACCCCACAGAGCGCCAGCTCCAGCGAGTACCTTGCCACAGCTGCCCAGCGAGATGACAATCAACGATCTAATCGGTAGACTCCGAGACAAACGCCTTGCAAAGGAAGAAAACGCATGAACCTTAAAGACCTTGGCATTAAAGGTGCTGCCGCCGAGCCTGACACTGCTCCGGATTCGGACTTGGTTGTGAAGTGGCTAGCCCGGCTGGAGGAGTCGCGGAAGCTGGAAAAGCAATTCCGTCGGGAGGGTCGTAACGTCGTTCAGCTTTTCGAGGGGGAGAAGAAGGAAAGCTACCAATTCAACATCCTCTACTCGAACACCGAGACGATGCTCCCGGCCCTGTACAACTCCACCCCCCGGCCGATTGTCAAGCGACGCTTCCAAGATGAAGACGTACTCGGTGCTGCCGCTGGCCGTGTCGCCGAGCGTACACTTACCTACTTGACCGACGACGGTAACTCGACCTACACCAGCTTCGACGACTTGATGAAGTCGGCCACCCTCGAAGCCCTTGTTCCCGGCCGTGGTGTGACCCGCTTCAAGTACGATGCAACGATGGAGACTGTACAAAATGAGAAAGCTGCGGAAGGCGTGGAATCCTCAGACAGCGAGGAAGAAGAAGAAGATGCAGATGAAGGAATTGAAGCTCCAAATGAGGCAGTCAGCTATGAGACTGTCTGCGGGGAGGAAGTTCCCTGGGACCGGTTCCTACATGGGCAAGCGAAAAAGTGGAAAGATGTTCCGTGGGTGGCCTTTGAGCACTTCATGACCCGCGAAGAATTGGAGAAGAACTTCGGGGAAATTGGTGCACTGATTCCAGTCAGCGAACTGGCAATGGCTGATGATGAAAGCGAAAAGTCCTACCAAACTGAAGACATGAAGGGGGTCAAGATTGCCCCAGTGTATGAGATCTGGGACAAGGATGAACGGGTTGTGCTGTTTATCAGCCCCTCTTGGAAATCCGCGGCTATCAAACAAGTCCCCGACCCTCTCGGTCTTACTGGATTCTTCCCCTGCCCACGCCCGTTAACCTTCATCACGAAGATCAGCACCCTTACCCCCGTGGCACTATACACGCAGTATGAAGAGCAAGCGAAGGAACTCAACCGCATCACCGTTCGTATTAACAAGTTAATCTCCGCATTAAAAGTCCGTGGCTTGTATGACAGCACGGTGGAAGGAATCGCGAAGGTTCTAACGGCTGATGACAACGTCCTCGTCCCAGCGGAAAATGTCGCGGCGATGATGGCACAGGGTAATGCGCTGGAAAAGGCTATCTGGTTGATGCCAATTGAGAAGCTGGTGTCAGTTCTGCAGCAACTCTATATCCAACGTGAGCAGATCAAAACGATTATCTATGAGATCACAGGCATCGCCGACATCATGCGGGGCAGCTCGCAAGCCTCGGAAACGTTGGGGGCACAGCAGATTAAAAATCGGTGGGGTACGCTCCGTCTCAAGAAGACGCAGAAAGAGGTGATGCGGTACGCTCGGGACTGCCTGCGCATCATGGCGGAGATTGCGGTCAGCAAACTGGCACCTGAGACCCTAAAGGCAATGACCGGTCTGCCCTTCCCAACTGGAGAGGAAAAGGCACAGGCGCAGCAAGCCGCTCAACAGATGCAAATGCAAGCGCAACAAGCTGCGATGATGGCACAGCAATCTGGTCAACCATCTGCCCCGCCCCCGGCAATACCGGAACAGCTAAGCCTTGCCCTCAACCAGCCAAGTTGGGATGAATTGCTTGCCGTTCTCCGCAACGACACCCAGCGCAACTATCGAATCGACATCGAAACAAACTCGACTGTCGACGCGGAGGCTACCGAAGATAAGAAAGACATCTCCGAGTTACTTAACGCGATGTCCCAGTTCCTAAATGGCATCGGCCCGCTTATTGAGAATGGTACCATGCCCTTTGATGTTGCGCAAGGTATCTTACTAGCAGTCGTTCGCCGGTATCGGTTTGGTCCGGAACTGGAAGATCACTTGAAAAAGATGCAGGAACCGAAGGATCAAGCTGCGGGCGCCGAGTCGGAGAAGCAAAAGGCTGAGGTTGCGAAGGCAATGGAGGAAGTACAGAAAGCTCAAGCGGAGTTGGAGAAGCAAAAAGGGCAACTGCAGCAGGAAATGGCTAAGCAATCGGCGGCCCTGGAAATGGAGAAGGAGAAGGCGAAGCTGGACATCGAACTCGCCCAAAAGCAGTTCCAACACGACCAGCAACTTGCAGCGAAGGAAGTCGAATTTGCCAAGCAGATGGCTCTGAAGGAAATTGATTTTGCCAACCAGCAGAAGGAAGCGATCTCCGATCAGCGTATTCGGGCGAAGGAACACAGCCTTTCCCTTAAGCAGGCTGCGCACGCTGACCAAGTCTCCCGTACTAAAGAAACTGCCAAGGCCTAGCCATGCCAATCTACGCCTACCGTTGCCCAACTTGCTCCAAGTTCCGTGATATTTTCAAACCCCTTTCCCTGCTAAACCGTGATGAACCCTGCCCAACCTGCTTCACTCCCTCCCTCCGTCAACTTTCCGCCCCGGCTATTGTCTGCGACTACCCTGGGTACGCTTGCCCAGTGTCTGGCCGATGGATCGAGGGTCGAAGGGCTCATGCGGAAAACCTCGCACGTCAAGGTTGCCGTGTCTTGGAAACTGGAGAGGCTGAACAAGCCGCACGGGAGGGGCAGCGAGTCGCTCGGGACCTCGATCGAAGTGTAGACGAAACCGTTGAGCAGTTCTATGAGGCCCTGCCAACTGATAAGCGTGAGCAGCTCGCTACCGCTGTCATCTCCGGCCTCGATGTTTCAGTAGATAGGATATAAAATGGAAGATGATTTTGATGTCAGCGCTGCGGTTGACGATATCGGTTCGGGACTTGGCTTTGCTGTTGAAGAGACAGCGGCTGACGACGATGTCGTGCTGGAAGTTCCAGAGACTCCTCCGGCGCCCGAACCAGCTCCAGCGACCGAAGTCCCCGCAGTTCCTGCTGAGACCCCCGCCACAACTGAAACCGCCGATTCCCCTCCCAAGACCTGGCGCAAGGAAGCCTCCGCGGTCTGGGCCAGCTTGCCAAGTGAAGCCAAGGCCGAAATCCTAAAGCGGGAAGAAGACATCTTCAAGGGCATCGAGTCCTACAAGGCCGATGCGACAATGGGAAAATCTGTCAAGTCAGTCATTGCCCCCTATGAACCCATCTTCCGACAACTCGGTATCGACCCGGTTCAGCAA